TGACCTCGTACGCCCAGCCAACTGGGTTAAGCGCCGCGTTATCTGTGGTCGGAAGAGAAATGCTGAACGCGCCGTTCACGTCAAGAGTTGCGGTAATGGAATCTTCAACGATTACAGCATTATTCTCATCGATGACGCGCGACGTAGGAGTAAAAATAACACGCCCGCTCGCAGGCGAACCCGAAGCTGTTACGTAGTTGCCGGTGACAACTCTAGTAAGCACGTAGTTAGGCCAAGACACGCGGACTCCAATCGGAAACTTCCCGCAATCTTATCAAGTTAGTTGCGTGGTGAGGTTGTGTGCCCGGGAGAAAAGCCTATTGGGCTACCCGACATTTTATCATTAAAATCTTCATCAATTAGAGGGTCAATGACAACTTCTGGCTTTTCGCAGGAGGCTCCAATTGCCGCGAAGGACGCTACGTTTGTCCAGTGAGGCTCTGCATCGACAAGCCTAGTTGCCTTGATAAGTTCATAGGCACACAGCATAGCGGCGACCTCGGTCGCTTCTATAGGTTCATCGAGCCCTAGAACTCCTGACCACAATGTTCCGACACGAGACAGCTCGTCTAGCGAGTCGTCTTCTATCTCACGGGACGATATTTCGTCGGCAAGCCTAAGAACACGTGAGTGTACGCCCTGTGTCTTTTTCCGCTTGAGCGCCATCAGTTTCATATTACTCTATGGCACTCTACGTAACTTAGTCTAGCCAGACAACGTACTCCGCGGTTACTCTAGCCTTTTCTGGGTCTACAAAGTGCAGACGCTGCGATGGCTTGCCTTTTGCGGCAATAAACTCGGCAGCGTAGACGCTCTCAGACTCTGGCGATCCGGTGACGAAGATGCGGCCGCCGTTTGCCATTGTAAGACTCATCGGGGTGTGGAAGTGACCCATGTAGACGTCCTGAAAGTCGGGAACGACTCCTGTAGCCCAGGCATTGCACTTTCTAAGAATGCCGAAAGCAGGGGTGTTTCCACCGAATGACTTGATCTCGTCACCGTGCACGAGAAGAGCGTTATAGTTCCCGATCTTCACGATCTGATACCAGTCAGACGACATCTGCCACGAGACGTTCTTAAGATCTCGTGTTCTTTCAGATGCAATCTTGTAAGAGATTGCGTCGATGTTGTCGTTTGCCGGCAGTTCACCTTTGCGGCCAAGACGGCCGTGGTTTCCGTATTCGCAGACAACGTTGACCTTCTCGAAGAACTGCGCAAGCGACCGAACGATCATTTCTTCGATACGAACTGTCTCGAACAACTGCTCGAAGAGATGGGCTTCTACCTCCCAGGCTTGTCCCGGGAAGATCGTGATACCTTCAACCATGTCGCCACCAAACATGATCGTGCATTCACGAACTGGGTGGTGCGCTCGTTGAAGCTCCGTCAGCTCCATAACCTTCTCGGTAAACTGCTCCATGCGGCGGCCGCACGTCTCGATGTTGTACCCAGACGTCTTCTTGCCAAGCTGCCAGTCCGTCGGGTGAATCAGAGCGTGCTCTGCTTTGCCTTTTCGGGTGTCTTTTGCGACAGGCTTTGTTGCGACAAGCTTTGGCTTATGAGAAGCAAGTGCCGCATCGCGAGCGGCGTTATAGACCGCTTCTACGATGTCTTCGCTCGCGCGCTTTGCCTTGTACTCTGCCTGCTGAGCTCTCTTCAGAGCTTTTTTCAGCTCCGTGATCTCATCTTCCTTGCGAATATCGTCAGATAGACTCATTGAACTTAGTCACCAGCTCTCCACGTCGGTAGCGACTAATGACGTTAACCGCTAGTTTGTAACCACGCTTTGCCATTGCTTTTGAGATGTTAGACGCGGGGATGCCGTGATCGTCTAGTGCGTCGAGCAAATCTTTTCTATCAGATTCGCTGAGTTCATCGAGAATCTCAGCGATTCTTGACTTCGTACCGCGTGACGCTTTCTCTTTCTGAATCTCGTCAAACAGCTTCCCCATGCATCCCTCCGTGTTAGTTCTTCAAACGGTACCATGTATTAGAAGATGTATTGAACATTATCACAACTGAAGCGTCTTGCTTGTGATATTGTCGAATTCTCAAGAAAAACTAAGTCGATGCACTGGAGAGCAACCGTGCCTTGTTATATTTCAACTGTTGTCTTTTCAGTAGCCTGTAGCGACATCACTACTTCTCCCAAACTAAGGTGTCACATGACGAGCGAGTACTCGCTAAAAACTAGTGTAATTATCGCAGGTTCCAATGGCTAGTTGGGAGCGTGCAGAAGGACGTCTCGGACCAGCAGCTCTCTGGTACGCGCAGCAAGGTTGGAAGGTCATGCCTTGCTATGGAATCATCGGTGGCAGGTGCACGTGCGGCGGCACGCATCTCGAACCCAAGGACGTAGGTAAGCACCCGAGCATCCCTGAGTGGAATGTTCATGCTACAAGTGACGTCGAGACTGTAAAGACGTGGTGGCCAGAAAACAGCCAAAGCAACGTCAGCGTGTTTTGTCGTCCCAGCGGGTTCTTTGTCATTGACATCGACCCTCGCTCCGGCGGGCCCGACTCATTTGAAAAGTTCGAGGCGCTTGTTGAAGGCGCGCTGCCGCCAACCGTTGAGGCGATCACGGGTGAATACTCAATGGGTGGAAAGCTGATTCGCGGCCGCCACCTGTTTTATCGTTGCGACGAGTCAGAGGCGCTTGTTGGTAATCTCAAGAAGTCTGGTCTGCCAGGCGTCGACATCAAACACAACGGGTATGTACTTATCGCACCGTCACGGCACTTTTCTGGAGTGTGTTACGAGTGGGTCGAAGGCAAGGCGCCGTGGGAAATACCGATCGCTGAAGCACCAGAAGAACTTCTTGCATCGCTTAGAAAACGATCACGTCGTCTTGAGACAGCGTTGTCTGAAGGTGACTGGGGTTTCCTCGACGGCATAGAGTTCGGTGGTCAGAAAATTGACATCGACAGACTCTTGTCTGACGGCATCGACGAAGGCTCACGCGCTGTTGACATCTATGCGTTGACGTGCGCGCTTGCAAACAAGTTTCCCGTCGACACAGAAGCTGGAAAACTTGCTGTTGAGACGATGATGATTCGATTCAACGCCGAGAAGGTGCGACCGCCACTCGAGCTTGAAGGCCCGGGCGGATTGCTTATGCACGTCCGGCGCGCTATTCAATTTGTTCTTGACAACCCGAAGACCGAAAGACTATGGCCAGGTCTTCAAGAGTGGGCGAAAAAATCTCAGGAGGAGACGCGTGAAACTGCAACATCTGCTCCTAAGAAGCAACAGACGAAATCGTCTGCTTCAACGACAAGTTCGTACAGCATTGAAGCTCTCCCTGGCACTATCGGGGGCTCTGTTCACAGTGCTGTTGTGGACGGTGATTCGCTCTCATCTGCGAGTAAGCTTACGAACATTGATGTTCCTCTTGACCCCGACGCGCTGGGAGAAGACGAAGGTGGCGAACCTGGTAAGCGAACTCTCAGCGATACCGGAAATGGACGACGACTCATTGATTCGTTTGGTCCTGCTGTTCGATACACTCCAGGACTAGGTTGGTTTCATTGGGACGGCGGATACTGGAAGCCGGACGTTGAAAACCTAGAGATGCGTGAACTGTCTAAGAAACTTGCGCCAATCATCGCCAGTGAAGTAGTGCACTACCTTGATGATGCAGACAAGCAATCAGAAGTGATTAAGTGGGCGCAGCAAGCGAAGTCAAACGCGCGTATCAGCAACGCTATTGAAAGCGCGACGTCAGACCCGCGGGTGCTTGTTGGTGTTGACACGTGGGACAGTGGTGAAACGCTTCTTGGTGTTGCTAACGGCGTCATCGATCTAAGAACAGGAGAACTACTTCGTGGTCGCCCAGATCTTTACATTACTCGTCGCGCTCCTGTCGCTTACAATCCTGGTATTAGGAATGTTCGCTGGGAACAGTTCATCGACTTCGCAACCGGAGGAGACAAGGAGCTACAAGAGTGGCTCCAAAAAGCCGCGGGATATTCACTAACTGGTCTTCGTACGTACGACATCATGTTCTTGGTGTATGGTCCGCCAGGCTCCGGTAAGAACACGATGGTTGAAGCGCTCGTCAAGGCGATGGGAACGTCACAATACGCATGGCCACTTGACTCGAGCATCCTCGCGCAAGGCGACGGGCAGTCGCACGGCTCCGATCTGTATCACTGGGCTGAGTTGCGAGGCCGTCGTCTTGTGTGGGTTGACGAGCTTCCTGAGTCTGAGCGCATGAAAGAGAACTCAGTTAAGAAGCTCACCGGTTCGTCTGAAATCTCAGCGCGTTCACCTGGTGAAAAGCCGTTTACGTTCCAGTCACGCGCTAAACTGTGGATCACTACAAACCATAGACCGATCATCAGCGACGACGCGATGTGGCGCCGTATTCGCCCTGTCCCGCTTACCAACGTGCCAGAGAACCCAGACCCCGATCTCAAGCATTATCTGTTTGATCCCGAAGGCGGTCTGCCTGCCGTGCTGTCGTGGGCTGTTGAAGGTGCGATTAAGCTTCTTGGTTCGAGCGCGAGAGACGCTCTTGGTTGGTGCTCAGTTGTTAGCGAGGCTGCCGAGATATATCGCAAGAACGAAGACCGTATCGGTTTCTTTTTCCAAGAGGAGACAAAGGAATCTGAAGGTGCGACTACGCCGATCAAGTCGTTGTACGCGGTGTATCGCGTGTGGAGCGAGGAACGCGGTGAGAAGCCGATGACACAGATCGCATTCCAGCGCAAGATCGCTGAACGCGGTATGGTGATCAACGGCTTCGGTTCACGCGCCGAGATCGTCGGGCGAATGTTGATGCCGCGTGCAGTGTCGACCGGTGAGGTTGACTGGGGTATTGCATCGAGGTTTGCGAAATGAGCGCCGTCGTGCGAGTCACAGGCACGGCTAGTGTCTACATGATCAACAGCAGCGATGCCACGATCGCGGATGTCAGACGGTGGCTTGACGAGGTTGAGAAACTTGGCATGCCGGACACGACTCGCCTTGACGGAACAAACCTCAAGGTGACTCTTAGATCTGAGCACTTAGAAATGACAGAGTGTGGAGATCACTTAGTAGATGACCCGCACCAAGGGATCGTGATGTGGAATGGTCCGTGCAAAAAAGACGGAGAAATGTCACCTGAGAGTTAGATCTTAATGTACATTTGAACTATAGACCTGGCAACGCTTTTGGGAGAGAGCGAGGCCATTGGGACCGGGATTGAGCATGACGCACGGCTATGTAGATTGCTCTCCCGGTCCCTTCTTTTTGTAGTTTTCAAGGACGTACTTGATTGTCGAAGCGTACCACTTGTGCCCAGAGCCATAGGCAGTCGGCGTTTCGGCTTTGTTGAGCCTGTCGGCGATCTTCCACATCGATAGACCAGACTCTCGCCACGTGAAGATCTGATCTACAACGTCGTTCTGTAGCATCGGCTTTGGGCCGAGGTCTACGCCCCACACGAGGCCTTTTTCTCTTCTGTCACGGTGAACGTCCTTCTGCCGTTCTGCGATGATCGCTCGTTCCATCTCGGCGAGGGCTGACATGATCGTGACGACGAATCGACCTTGGTACGAGGAGGTGTCGAGGTTGAGATCGAGCATGACGATTCTCCAGCCATTTGACCCTGCCCTATCGATGATCGAGAGGAAGTCCTGCGTGGACCTAGCCAGACGGTCGATTCTGGTGACGAACAACGCTTCAGCGTCACCGCGGTCTAGCCGCTCGAGAGCGCCGCGTAGGACTGGACGGCCTTTGATGCTCTTACCAGACCGTCCTTCCTCACGGAGAAGCTCCACTTCGTCATATCCGGATAACGCGGCGGCCCTTCTAAGGTCCCTTTCCTGCGCGTCGAGGGACATTCCGTCGTTCACCTGCATCGAGGTAGAGACGCGAGCGTATAGTAGAGCTATCTTCTTTTTTGGCCCTGTATCCACGGTCTTTATACTCCTAGAGGCGGTCTTTTGTACAATTCAAAGCGTACAACTTTAAGGTCACGGATGTATGAAATACCGTATCACGATAGTGGCCACACCCAGGCACTTTGTAGGGCTGACAAATCTATATCAGAAACTGTCAGAAATATATCATTTATGGTGTCAGTTGGCCGCTTTTGCCGCTTTTTCAGCCCTACGCTGCCGAAGTAGCTCGAAGTCCTTGACTTTGGTGTCTCCCATGTACTCCCAGGCAAAACCGTCGGCAATTAGCGCGTGGTTGAAAGATTGCTCGGCTCCGTCAAGAAACAGCCAGCCGAGGATTCTACCGTACTTTTCCGAACTGTCGAGCTTCTCGGTCTTGATGACGACGGACTTGGCCGAGTCGATGGCCTTCTTAAGGTAATCCTTGCATTCGAGGCCCAAAACCTTCTCCACCTTGTCGGTCGTCCGCGACTCAGGGGTGTCGATGCCCGCCAGGCGGACTCGAGACGAGAAAGTGATATTAAACCCGAGATCGATGTCGACGTCGATGGTGTCACCGTCTACAACCTTGGTCACGCGCTTTACATAATACTCGTACATCTCTAGATTCTAACTTGCTCTGTCTAGGTTCACTTTTTCAGCCGCAGTTATTGTAGAATAGAAAACAGAGGGAAAAGAGGCTTCAATGGACGAAAAGAAGGCGATCGTGTTCGTGCTCGATGATGGGTACGCCGATAAGGCTCTTCCGGCTATTTTGGACGTGTGGGGGTTCTCGGGCAAGAAGTACCCGGTTTACATTATGCACGGGAACAACCTGAGCCAGAACTCGAAGTTCAGGATACGAAAACTTGCTGACACTCACAGGATTGACCTACGGTTCTTCGACGTGAGCTCTAAGGGCGGGGTCATCAGCGGCCTGAAGACAAGAAATCACATCTCAGTGGTAGCGTACGCCAAGCTTCTTCTTGGTGAGCTTCTCTGGGAAGGCATCAACTTCGCCTATTATTTCGATGCCGACATTCTTGTCCTACGTGATCTAAGCGAGCTGTTTGCAATCGAGCCAACAAAGGCGATCGCTGCCGTAGACCACAGGCTAGACTCCGAACGAGGCAGGCTGCTCGGCACTAACGGCAGATACCTAAACAGCGGAGTTATCGTCGCCAATCTCCCGAGATGGAACTCTGTCAACACCATGAAGATGTTTGAAGAGGCTATCAGAGTTCACTCTCACAAATTTAAGTTTAATGACCAAGACGTGTTTGCAGTAGCTTTAGACGAAGAAACAGACCACCTGCCGATCGAGTACAACTTTATGATGCACCGATGCAACGAGTATCTAGTAGAAGACGGTGAACTAGACTGGGACCCAGAAAAGATCAACCCGGCGATCCTCCACTTCATCGGGCCGACCAAGCCATGGAGCGCAAACTCGCACGGAAAATCCCACAAGATGTGGCGAAAGAGAAACAGTTTGATCTAATTTTTGGCGGTGTACCCAGGTGAAACATTATTATCTTCCGTCAATAGTTACATTTCCGTAATAAATGTGGTAAGGTCTAATTAACAGCTCCCCCATACGCTCCCTTTGAGAGGACTGCCCCCACCATGAAAATCGTAGGTACCTTTTTACTTTTTACAGGTTTGATGCTCTCAGGTGGCGCAGTTCAGCTATCAACAGTGTCAGCACAAACAACTCCACCGCCGCCTCCAGTAGATCTTTCAGGCGTCGACTGGGTTGGCCTCGCGCGCCTCGTGCACGGGCCGTGTGGAGAATATCGCGATCTTGCGATCAGCGTCGGCTGGCCAGAGAGCGAATGGAAAACTCTCAGCCGCGTCATGCATCGCGAGAGCAGATGCAATACAAGTTCTTTCAATAGGAAAGACCCTAACGGCGGAAGCCGCGGGCTAATACAAATCAATGTCTATTGGTGTCGCCCAAGCCGGTACAACAAAAATGGTTGGCTTCAGGATCAGGGAATCCTCAACACGTGCGAGGACTTATTTAACCCTGAGACTAACCTTCGTGCCGGACTAGCGATGTTTAACTATAGCAAGGTGAAAAACAAGTGTGGGTGGCGTCCCTGGGCTACCCGGTGCACTAAATAGAGAACGGAGTAATAATGTCAGTCATCAAACTTATATGGGTAGTTCCTGCACTATTGATAGCTTCAATCTACGGAGCGATCAGTGGTTCGGACAATTCAACAAAAACAATATCGGTACAGCCAGTAAGAATCGACGCGATTGACTTTACAACGACAACGACAACAACTCTCCCTGCGACAACAACCACCACTGTCGTAACTCTCCCAGAAAACTTCTACATTCCAACGATCCCTGCAGATGTTCCTTGCCAAGAATGGGCGCAGACTGCTCATGCTGCTGGGTGGCCACTGCATCTATTGCCTGAACTTCTGCGCGAGGTCTGGTCAGAGTCTCGTTGCCAGAACATCATTGAGGGTCACAAAAACTTCAACGGCTGGGATCGTGGGCCCCTCCAAATCAACCAAGTCTGGCTCAACGAGATTGAGGATAAGTACGGACATTGGGAGTATGTGAAAGATCCACGGTACAACTTTGCGTGGGGATGGGAAATGTACAAGTGG